CTATTCTTCTTCCGGTTCAAGTAGTTCTTCAATGGGGACTTGAAGGACAGTCGCGAAGGCGCGAAGTTCGTAGTCCATGACCAGCCGGCGGCCGGCTTCGATGTTGCTGATCGCGTCCTGGGCTATGTTCACGCCCAGCGTTTGCATTTTCGCCGCCAGGGTTTCCTGTGAAATGCGCTTCGCCAGGCGCGCCATTCTGACGCGCTCCCCGCATATATTCCGCCGTCCGTAGTAGACCAGATTCTTCATTTTCGTCCCCCTGTTTATGGTCACTCGCAATATTCTATTTGAAGTTACCATAAACTATGGTATGATATTATTGGCATGAACCATAGATTTCTATTCAGGGGGGCTTTTTATGGGGTGGAATCTGTTCAGGAAGAAGGCGAAGAAGGCCGCGCCGGTCCCGCTTGCGACAATAAGGCGTTTGGAACAGATCAGGGACCTTTATATGGAATCGGCCGGAATAATGGAAAAGACGAAGAATCTGACCACTTTCCTTTCCAGGTACGAAGACGCGCGCCGGTTCATTTCGGGATTCAATTCAATCATGGTCCAGGCCGGCCAGGCTCCGATCCCTGAAATGAACGACGACATTGACGCCCTTTTCGTGGGGCGGGTTGGCGAAGTTGTCAGCGAAGAAGTCGCGGCGGCCCAGAAGTTGAAGACCGCTTCTGGGCGTCAGGACCGCCTTCAAAGAGTCGTGGACGCTTTGGAACGCGTGGACAGGCCGGACGAAGGGCCGGTCGACGACGCGATCCTGGAAGCGGAAGACCTGGCCTTTCGGGCAATAGGCCAGGCGGTGGACTGGGCTTCCGAACCGTCGGGGTCTGACATAAGCGTCAGCGAAGACCTGATCTTGAAGTCCATGAAGGAAGCCGCGTTCAGGGACGGCCGCCGGCGTGGGTTAAGTGACAGCCAGATCGAAGAAGCGTGGCGGAAGACCTTCGGAAAATAGCAAAAAGGCGGACGGGTTTCCCCGTCCGCCTTTCTTACTTCGTCTTCATTCGCTTGTTGATCTCCCGCGTGATTTTGCGGGACACTCTGGCCTGTTGGGTGTCCTTTGTCCGTTTCGCGGCGCGCTTCATGGTGAAGTGTCCCCGGACGTAACCGCCCTTCGGGCCGACGAACATTCCGCCTTCCGGGTCGTCCCGGTTATAGACGAAGGTGTTCCCTTCCCAGTGACCGGGGACGAAGTGACTTCGGAAGCCGTGTTCAAGGTGACTCGCATAATCCAGGGGATTATAAAACCGAACGATGAAGCGGTTCCCGCTCCGCCTGGCCGTCTTGTCGGACTTCCAGTTCCGGCGGTAGTCGCCGGTATTGACGATGTCCGGGCTGTCGTTCTTGCAGATCAGGCGCGCCTGGCGGACGGCGTACTGGCCTTCGCCGACGGCGATCTGGGACATGATTTCCGGGACGTCGTCTTTCAGGGCTTCCAGGCCGCCGATCCACTGGACCAGTTCATTTTTCTTCACGCCCACGGGATCGCCCCCTTTCCGCCGGCTCCGGCCGGCTTACGCTTTGCGAAGGTTCGCCGCGTTGACGGCGGCCGTGACGGTCGCGCCGACGCCGATCACGACGCGGTCGCCGTTGACCTGGATCACGTCGTAGGTGTCATAGTAGGTCTTGAAGGACTTCCCGTCATAGGTGACGGCGTTCAGGACCTTCACTTTGTCCCCCTTTGCGAAGGACTCCGGCGCGGTCGCGGCCGGAATCTTGATCTTCTGGCCGACGCGGATCAGGTTCGGGTTCGCGATCCCGTTGTAGGCGGCGATCTCCTGGTAGGTGGTCCCGTACTTCGCCGCGATCGCGGACAGGGTGTCGCCCTTCTTCACGGTGTAGACGGTTTCGCCGCCGCTGGCGGGCGGGGTCACAACGGGCGCGCTTCCGCCGGCGTCGGAATAGTCGACGTAGGGAAGGCGGCCGTGTTTCTGCCAGGTCCGGGTATTGTAGCCGGCCTTCTTGCCGATGTTTCCGACGGCCGTGATCTGGACGTCGTTTTCGAAGGCCGGGGAACACTCCACGGCCAGGCCGTCGCCGATATAGACGCCGATGTGGCCGGGGACCCACAGGGCTTCGCCGGGGGTCATGTTCCCCCAGTTCCCGGTCGACACGTTCTTACACTTGCCGATCATGGTGTCGGCTCCGATGTCGGGGACGCCGTTCGAAGCGTAGACCGCGCCGCCGTAGGTCTTCGACTTGTCGCCGGTCCAGCCCCACAGAATCCCCTTGATCAGACAGACACAGTCAAAACCGAAGGTGTCGGCGCTGGCGGTCTTGATCATAGCGGTCCGGGCCGCCTGTCTGTTGTAGCTGTGATTCTGTGTGTACCTGGTCTTATTGGCGGCCGTCATAGGCGCGCCGAAACAGCCCATGACGTACAGGGTTTTGTGATTCTGGGCCGCGTCGATCAGCTTTTCGATAAAGGTCTTACTTTTCATCATGGTCGTTTACTTCCTCTCTTTCGGTTTCGCCGCCGGTCGTCCCGGCGTTCAGAATGGCCGTGAACTTCCCGAAGGCTTCCTTGATGTACTTACAGGAAACAAGAAGCACAGCGCCGATGATCACCAGGTCCGCGAAGACGTCGGTGTATTCCTGGGGAATGGACCAGCCGACGTCGTTCGCGAACAGGGGAAGCGTGGTCACGGACAGGCACAGAAGGATCAGGCCGATCACGAAGGTCGCGATCTTGATCCCGCTGGCGGCCAGCTTCGCGCGGTCGAACGGCTGATTCTGCAATTTGATGTTGTACCACAGGGAAAAGGTGACGTTCGCCAGGTATGCCGCCAGGAAGATCAGCATAGCCCAGCCGATATTCACCAGATTTTGAATGATGGTGTCGAACATGGTCAAGGCTCCTTCGTGTCATTGTAGATTTCGGGACCGTACTTCTTCCGAAGTTTGATCCGGTTTTCTGCTTTCGCCTTGCTGTAATAGAAGCCGGTCGCGGCCGCCGTTTCGGTGAAGACGGCCGGGATCAAATACGCAAGGGGCGACGTGTCGCCGGTTCTCCATACCATGACCAGCGTGAAGGCGGTCACGATGATCGTGACCGCCCCCACGACGGAAATGATGATTTTGGAAAACTCGCGCTTCTGTTCACGCCGTCCGCTCATGTCTTCTTTTCCAGGTCGTCGATCCGATGATTCGCGACTTTGATCTTTTCCTCGATCACGGCCTGGGCTTCTTCCAGGCTGTACGTCCTTTCGATCACCGAATTGTGCTTGTCGACCTTCTTTTCCAGTTCTTCCAGCCGGTAGGCGATCAGCGCGGAACTTTTCTTGTTGGCAAAATACGAACCGCCCAGGGTCCCCAGAAGGGACAGGACGGCGATCAGAATCCCTTCTGTCACTGGCGTCGATCTCCTTTCTGGGTTACTCCGACACTTCTGTCCAGCCATAGACGCCGGGTTCCCAGACGTTCCCGTCCAGGTCAGAAGTCCAGTGTTTCCCGTTGTGGGCGACCTTGTCGCCGGTGTTGTATGCGTCGTGCGCGCCCAGGGGTTGCGACCATTCCGGCCATTCCTCGCCGGGGTCGCCGATCTTCGACCACAGGGCGGGCGTCAAAGACGGGTTCCAGCCCTCTTGCGAAGTGTGTCCCTGCCCTTTGTTGACGCGGTACAGGTTGCCGTCCAGCGGGTCGCGCCTGATCTGGCCTTCGGTGTAGGCCACGGGGTAGGCCCACGGGCTGAACTGACTGGCGTTTTCGACCGCCGTGACGTCGTCGATCTGGCCGGCTTCCGCCATGACCACGAAGGCGATCGACGCCGCCCTGGCCGTTTCGGCGGCCGGGTTCTGTTCTGCGCGGGCCTTCGCTTCGGCCATGCTGACGAAGTCACACTGTTCCGGATTGAACATAGCGTTTTCCCCCTTTCCTTTACGCGAACCGGACGGTCGCCTGGATCACTTCGATCTCCTGGGTCCCCTTCGTCATGTAGAAGCGATAGGCCAGGCCGTAGGAAGACGACGCGACGGTCGTGTTCGTGAAGGTGTGGACGAACTTCCCGACCTTGCTTGTGATGTCTTCCCAGGCGGGGCTGTCGTCGAACGGGTTGTTCGTGACCTCGACGTGAAGGGTCGCGTCGGCCGGGTGATCCGCCGGGTACAGGGACAAGAAGACCTTTTCGACCTTCGCGTCCGTGGCGATCGCGCGGGACGCGGCGATCCGGGTGACGGTACGGCTGAACGTGATCAGCCGGGTCGCGCTTCCGCCAGCTCCGTCGGTGACGTAGATTTTCAGGACGTGGGACCCGGTCAGAAGCCGAAGCCATACGTCGGACAGGTCCGCCGTGTTCTGGGTCCCGCTCGTGGCCGTGTAGGTCCGAAGGGTGATCGTTTCGGTCCCGTTGGTCACGGTTTCCGTGACGGTCAAGGTCTGGGACGCCGCTTCGCTGTCCGTGACGGTATAGTCGTAGGTGAACGGGTCGGTCTTCGCGCCCAGGTTTTGATCGCTTCCGCTGATCACCGGGTCCGTGTTGTAGGAAATGGGCGTCGCGTTCCCGGTCCGGTATGCGGATTCCGCGCCGTTGGCGTCGACCGCCTTCACGCGGACCTGGTAGTTCGTCCCGCTCGACGGGACCGTGTCGACGGTGGACTTCGCGGTCGTGATCCCGATCTGGGTGTAGGCCCCGGAATCGACCCGGCGTTCCCAGACATAACTGATCGCGTCGCCTTCGGGGTCGGTGGACCCGCCGGTCGTGATCGTCAAGGACTGGCCGGCGCGCGGGGTCCCGTGGGAAATGGACGACGGGGTCGTGGGCGGCTGATTCCACTGAATGATATAAGCCCCGTCGGTGTCCGTTGTATCGGATACCAGGGTGTCAGGGGCCAGGAACAAAGCCGGGCGAACGCCGTGGCCGCCATACCAGGCGCTGTCGCGGTACAGGCCGCCGTCGGAATAGACGCAGCGGACGCCGCTCGCGATGCCGGCGTACGGGGTGAGAAGCCACCACCACCAGGGCTGTGAAGACGACAGACCGGAAGTCTTGTATTCCGACTTGCTGACCGCTTCGGCGGTCGGGTATGCAAGGCGGCTGTTGTTGTCGGTGAAGATGGGCCACTGGGTCCCCTCGGCGGTGCCGTTCTCTGTGTCGCCGAAGACCTCTGTCCGGGTCAACAGGCGGACCTTCCGCGTGATCTGCTCCGAACCGCCGCCGTCGGTGCTGGACTTCGCGACGGTGATCGTGTCGTTCAGAAGGGCGTCCCGGAAGTCCTGTTCGAAGCCGTTCAGGAAGCCGGCTTCCGCCTCGTATTCGTTGTAATTGGACCAGACGTTCGCGTTGTTGGGCGGCGCGTCCGCGCTGTGCTGTGCGCTGTACCACTGGCCGGCCCCGGCGGCGCTGTTCATCCATTGAAGCAGATTCGCCACGGCCGCGCGGTTGTTGCCGTAGTTCCGGCGGTCGCTGTTGGAGTTGGACGGCTCCTTCGCGTCGAAGCATTTCAGGGAAATGATTCGCTCCGTTACCAAGCCCACGCGGTCCGGTGCCTGGCGGCCGATTTTGAAGCGGATCACAGCGCCGTTATACTTCGTGTTGACCGACTTCACGATCGCGCCGACGGGAATCGTCGACAGTTGTTTTGACATGATATTCCCCCATTTCTTTTCTGAACAGGTCGTAGAACAGTTCGTCCGTGTTCCTGATCAGGTGGTAGCTGTTGCCGTGTGCGGCGTGGCCGATCCAGGAAGAATAAGACTGGACCACAGTTTCGAAGGTGATCCGCCCTTCGTCCAGAAGGTGACGGAACTTCTTCAATTTCCGCCTGATTCGGTTCTTGCTTTCACGGCGTAGTTTGCGGACGACTTTTCCGCTGTCCGTCATGTACGTCCGGAATCCCAGGAAGTCGATCCCCTGGGACAGCGGAAACACGGCCGTCTTGTGATTCAGTTCCAGTCCCAGCGGGACCAGGAACTTTCTGATTTCTTCCAGACAGTAAAGCAAATATTCCTTGTCCGGGTGGATCAGATAAAAGTCGTCCATATAACGGCCGTAGAACTTGATTCCCAGACGTTCCTTGATCATGTGGTCCATTCCGGACAGGTACAGGATCGCGAACCACTGTGAAGTGTGATTCCCGATCGGGATTCCCGGTCCTTCGGTGGAGTCAATGATCAAATCAAGAAGCCACAGAACGTCGTGGTCATGGACGACCCGGCGAAGCTGTGACTTCAAAACGTCGTGATTGATTCTGTAAAAGTATTTGCTTATATCACACTGTTCCGGAAATGCTTGAAGTTGCGGATGTAACTGGTGAACAGTTCTGCAATATCGGAAGTTTTGATATGATTGATG